AATGGCCGCATGTGGCAGCCTATAGACGTCGCGTGGGACAGCTACCTCACGAGCGAACTCATTAGGGTCGTCTTCGATGCGAACGCCATTTCTGCGCTGCGCGACATTTTCGTCATTCAGTTCGCCAAAGGGCTCTAGGGTATTGATGACATGACCGCGCCGTGGGACAATCTGGTTCAGGAGATTGCGCAGAGGCCGATTACAGTGGCAACGCAAGACGTAGCCGAATTGATCAGCAGTGGATGTGCGCCCATGCCCAAAGCGGATGTACTCATCGTAGCATTCACGATGGATGAGGTGACGGCTGCCATCCGGTAGCGGATCGTGTACGGGTACAAGCCCGCCTTCCAACGGTTCGAAGCATAAGAAGCACATCTCGACTGGAATCGGCTGCGCTGCAATTTGCTGATCATACTGGTTTGGACGGCGTGGTTGGTCTTCACCGGCGGCTTCTGGTTCAGCAGCAACAGGGGCCGCTACAAGGGCTGCAAGGCGAGGTGCGGCGACAACGGGTTCTTCACCAAAGAGTCGGTCGAATAGCTCCGCGTCAAATTCTTCCATCCCAGAGACGCGCAAAGCCACCATATCGAGAAGCCCACGAATGTACGCTTGAGTTGCTGCTTCTTCAGCTACGCGGCGCTGATTGCCGGGGGCGCAAACGTCCAATATTGGGGTTGAAAGGTGGCAGACCCACATGTTGGCGATGTTGCTCATCTGTGCACGGAAATGAATCGGTGACCCGGTGACAGTTGGGTAGCACTGGATGAGGTGGCCCTTCATGGGCTCGCCGGTCTTACCTTGGGAGGCGATGTCTCGTAAACCGAGAGGGCAACGGGTTCTCAAAAGGGTTATGAGCTCGGAGGCAACATCCATCGGGACTGGTGTCCGCGAAAACAGGCTGCGCAGGCGCTCGACGTATGTAACGGAGGCGCTCTCAGCAGCAACCAAAGATGTCGGTCCAGTTGCATAGACGCGGTTATTGTGGTGGGTTAAAACGACGCTGGACATTTCGCCGTTTTGTGTATGCGTAGTAACCACGTTTGGGAGATAGTGGTAGAGAGCAGCGTAGTTCACGTGTGGGAGAGAAAAGAGATGTTCCAGACTCGACCGCTCGAAGGGCGTGAAGTTCTCGACGGAGACTGCTAGGTCATCTTGTGTGGAAGTAATCTCCGACGCGTTATCATCGCATCGGGCCTGGGCTTGTAGGAGCGGAGGTGGAACTCCGGAATCAGTACTTGAAGTTGCGGCGTCCGAGATGGCCAAGTACTCGCTTGATTCGCTTGCCCCCGCTGCACCATGAAGGGCAGCAGCCAGAGTGCCTGTAGGCGTCAAACCGGCGTTTGCCAGCATGCTCAACCCCATACGTATGAGGCTCTCCGCAACGCTGGCGATGTCTGCCGCAGTGAGCACGTTGCTGGGTGCACTACTGCGGCTCTCCACTTCTGCTATCAACGGTTGCAATTCCCTAAGATACGCTGATGCTGTGGTGGGGTTTTCGGGATTGGCGGCCTGTTGCGTAGCCGCGTTCTCCCTAAGGGGTCTCGCCGTTGGGTCCGAGGCTGACTGTGAACTCTCGTATAGGACCAGCTTGTGTGAACTCGCTACGTTTTCCCTGTTTAGCGAGTATCACAGGGAGGTTTCCCCTAAGTTATCCGGGGGTCTGCCGAGGTGCTGTGACCACCGACGCAAGGTGTAGTGCATGCAACATGTTAGACACGAGGTAAGAGAATGCTCCGTGGTTCACCCATAGTGCTGCAAGACTGGTAATCGGATCGTGAACGCGATAAGCGTCTGTCCTTGGCACGCTTCAAGGGCCAGGGTAAGCTGGCGACCTAATATCTTGCAGTAAATTTCGGGTGCTCACCATTCCAGGTGGCGGGACCTGGTTACACTTGGCAGTGGCTATCCAAGCTAGCATCTGGCACGGTCCGGCAGCCCGCTTACCAGACGGATACCGTGGGATTATCACCCGAGGCTCTCGCACGCCTGCCGTAATCCCCCTCCTCACCTGCACGATTGCACCGACTGAGCGATAGGTGGTCGTGCGGTTACTTAACGGGGCACTTGCGGGTTGGTACGAGTTGAGCGGGGTCGACTTGGTTTTCAAGCATTCAACCTCGGTTAGAGCTACACGCGAGGCACGTGCAGATACAACCCCAGCACTTGCCGGGGCACAAGAGGTCAAGATTAGGAGCGACACGGACATGTGTGCTCTACAACCGCGCCGCCACCAAAGGCGGCGGGGGTGCCGGTGAGTATGCCTCGTAGTGGGTTACACTGTCTACGGCATGGTGTCCATCCACCGGCTACGATTGTCATCTAGATGGCCACAATGACAAAAGGGGCGTAACAGACGTCCGAAGGCGTCGAAGAAAA